TGTTCCAAATAACCGACATGGGTTTCTGCTCCACTGATAACATCAGCGGGCGTACCTTCTTTCCAGTCAGTATAAATCTCACCCGTTTCTGGGTGGACTCTGTTTTCTCTGTGTTGTTCTAATTCCTCTAAGGTAGTACCTGGAGGATTCCACCAATGTGCAACTCCGGTAATATCTTGCACTGGACCAGCTGGTGCTTCTGGCTGAGCTTGTTGTTGCTGAGCTTGTTGTTGCTGAGCTTGTTGTTGAGCATAGTATTGCTGTTGCTGATACTGTTGCTGTTGCTGATACTGTTGCTGTCGTTGCTGTTGCTGCTGTTGCTGATTCTGCTCATACTGTGACCATTGATTATTAGCGTCTTGCAACTGCTGGTAATGCTCTAGTAATCTGTAGCGAGCATCTGTGTCATCAGCTACATCTGTGAATCCTAATTCGGAAACCTGATCAGCAAGGCTTGGTCCCGTTGGCTCGGAATATGTTTCCTGAGCTGCCTCTACCGGTACTTCGGGAGACACATCTTCTACTGGGGATGTTGTTTCTATTGTTTCGTTTTCTGACACTTCCATGTCTTCGCTAATGTCGGTTGCCATTTCTGGTTCCTTAATGTCTGGGGTTAGTTACAATCCATGTGTGCGAAATCCATTTCCGCCTACCCTATTTGTTCTTTGGCTTTCTCCACCAAAATAACATATGTGCTAGGAACTTGGGTAGTCCTACTGGCTCAAATCCTAGGCTTTTTAAAGTATCTGCCACTAAAACATGAGCTTCCGCATCACGACTTCGTATCATGGCACGGCGGCGGGTATGGGGTATAATAAAACGCTTTTTCATTTCGCTCTCCTTATGTTGTTAATCCTACACAAAACATGCTAGAAAAGGAAACAGTAGTTTTGTGATTATATAAAAAAAGAAGGGCTAGTAGAGGATACTAACCCTTCAGTTAACGACTTCCAGTGTGGTGGAAGAAGCCGTTGGAGGCACTATTAAATATACCGATAACGTAAATTGGTGTCAACTATTTTTCCATGCTCAAAACTTTTTTTCTTAATCTTTTAGCAACCTGCCCTGCATCCTTAGAAGTACTTCCACAAAATGTCGCAAACACCTTGTCCTCGTGACTTTCATTACAGTGCAGTAATTCTGTTGCTGCTTCTAGTGCTGCCAGTGCATATCGCAGGTCAGCTAGATGTATCCTTGGGTCTGCCACGCTTTCTTGCCCCCATTGCCTTTTTTACACAGTTTCTAGTTGCCTCTACATGTCTCAATGCATTTGTGAACTCTTCTGCTGAATCGTGCTTTAATCCTAACAGCAACATTCTTGTATCCTTAACCATGCTAATGACAATTTCATTAGCCTTAAGAATATTTTCCATTATTTTTTTTTCTGACTCATCATCCATCTAGATGCCTCATGCATTCTTCGATGTAGTCTATCATCTTCTCATACTCTTTACGAGGATGCTCAGATTCTTTTTTTCCAACTCGACACATGTATTTTATTACATTGCCTTGCCAGAAATCTAGATTCCAGTCTTTGATGACATCCCATGGCTGGAGCTTGCCTTGGGCATAATGAGGAGGCGGGGTATTTCGGTCTTCGGGCATAACGGCTTGGTTGTTATGGCAATCTCTACAGACTACCTTGGGTGGCATTTCGACTCCGCCAAATGTTGAGCGGATTATAAATGTTTCTTGGGAACCACATTCACTACACTTTATCATCCTCGCTGCTCAAATGGAAACCTAACTGGAGCAGGTCCCCGTGCAGGTGGACCACCACTTGCCCACGGTGGCTGATTGGGACCATATGTTCCATCGCCTTGGTCAAATTGAGGAGGAAGAGGATTGGATATATATTCCCCTAGTTCATATTCTGGTTCATATCTCCCCAAATTGTTGGGGGATGGAACTGGAGCTGCTGGAGCTGCTGGAGCTGGCGGTAGAGCCCTAACTAGGGCCGTGCCAGGTGGCAGCCCTCGCTGATTAGGTTGTGGCGGTGTTCCTGGTGCAGGCATTATTCTTCTCCTTTTGTAAAGCGATCTTTTCCAAATTCGCTTTTGGATTTTCCGAATTTCTTACGTTGGTGGTCTTTAGAAGCGTGTTTCATCAATTCCTCAACATCGCCTTCTTCAAGTTCTGAATCTGGCTTTTCCATGATGAGTTGAATTTTTAAAGTCATGTGCCCTGGCTTAAGAGGTCCCTTGCCTTCCGCTGGCTTATCGCATTTGCAATCTTCCATCTTCTCGCCGCATACTTCGCACTTCTCGCTGCATGCTCCGCACATTCCGCTTTCTTCATTGTCTTTATCTGTGTGCATCTTGTTTTCCTTATAGGTTACAACCAGCAATCATTGTACTAACCCAGAAGCCTAGAGACAATGTTAAGAAGAACCAAATCGTGGCCTTGCTAATAAATTTGAGCGTAAAACTTGGTCTATGGTTTACTTTCATAAAAAATCCGCTTTTAATCCGGTTTAATCCGGTTTGTCACAAATACACCTATAAACAGGGCATTTTGAAACATCCGCTTTTAATCCGCTTTTAATCCGGTTTGTTCCGGTTGGCATCAATTATAATTCCAAGTTACCCCAAGCCCAAACGGCATCTTTGACATCATCGAACCCAATCATCCGTCTTTCTTCAGGAAACAGAATAAATGTGGGGCATGTTGGGATTGCTCGACTATATCCGTACTGATGCGCGTAAGGACTGAGGATTTGGTAACTGCCAGGTCGTGCTGCGTACCTTTTAAGGCCATGTCGGATGAATGCTTCGCATGCTGCTTCATGATGGTGGCATATAACTCCGATATCAAATAAGTCGGTGCCATATTCGTAATGTCGCTTAACAGCATGGGTTTGATTTAGAGATGAGTTGAATCTTCCGGTTTGATGGCGGACCATCATTTTATATTCCTGACCTGCCACGGATATATTCAATCTCGCCTCGGCTGGTGCGTAACATATCTTATTTTGCTTGGCAATCTCCCCGAGAAAGTCCACTCCTCCAATTTGAGCGGTCCATGCGTCGTGATTACCGGAGATGATAGTTAATATCTTGTCTCCGAAGAGCTGAAGGTAGTGATCAAACAGTTTCCACTGCTGGTCTGGGGAAGATTGGGCGTGAATCAGGGCACTTCGGTGTTTGATATGGTTATCAACGCCATCTCCTCCGAATACTGCGTAGAATCCTGGGGTATCACGGATTAGTTCCGCATCTTCCCGCAATCGTTCAAAGTTACAGGTAGAACCCGGTGCGATGTGCTGGTCACTTATAACCGATATCGCAATCGGTCCCTTTTCAAAGTTAACATCGAAAACACCGTTGTTGATTGCTTTCCGTATCGCTTTCCGACCCCTTTTCTCTGCGGACTCCCACGCCTTGACTGGGTCATAATCGTCCTTCCACTGGGACTCTACGCTAACTTTCCCAGCTTTGGGGTCTTCTCCAATGGTAATCCTTGTTGTGGAAAGTGATTCACTTTCCAAATGGTCTTCTTCCTCATCAGCTATCCGATTCAGCTTCTGATTAGCAGCATCGAGCTCTCTCCTTAGCACAGCACTTTCCATCTTGTCCGCTTCGTAGCTCATATCGGCGGGCGGCTGCGAAAAATTTTGCTGGGGATTGCTATTACCTTTATCGTAACTAGCAGCTGGCCGCATATGTAGCTTTCCCGCAGGGGTCGGAGGCAATACCCCAGTGTCACGCAACTTAGATATCCTTCCTCTTACGGTAGGGCCGGTAGTCCCGAGCATTGCTGCGGTCTCCTCTGCTGATATTCCGGCTAGGTAGTTTTGTTTAACAAGAGCTTCATCGTTATCTGTCCACTGGTGCGCCATTTAGAAATCCTTTTAGAAATTTGTGCCACTAAGCAAAAGAGTTTGCCTTCCATTAAGGGGATTATAACTGAAGATTGCCCTCAGTCGAGAAAAAAATTTGGTTAATGTATGGACATGGGTTTGCCGATGGTATATATTGAGTTCGGTCGTTAGCTGTTTCTGCGACCCAAGCCCCCGAGAAGGTAAAACAGCAGGCACTGGTTTAGAGCCTACATGCTGCGGCATACGATACTAAACGAAAAAGGAGTCGATACAATGACGCATTGGAGTGTGGTCAAACCCCTGGCCAATGAAGAGTACGAATATCCTGCCCATAATCGTGAGCGTTATGGGAATAGCCCGAAAACAAGAGTAGCACTGCGGTGTGAGGTTGTCGGGACTCGACTCAGGGGGTGGTGTGTTTACGGAGAGGACCCCTTAAGCTACTCCTTTGCTCTAACCTGCTCATGATTCGATACTATATCGCTACCTGCTATAACCAATTCAACCTCTGTAAGCCCGGTGACGCTGTAGTTCGCTACGAAATCATACCCAGTAATCCTCTTCTAGAGGAATCTAACGTATATCGGGTACGTCACCTATATGATTACGGCGCACCGCTGTTTGAAATGAACAAAGCAGACCTCATAGAGTTCGTCCCAGCTAAAGATCTTGAGTTCAGCCCCGCCTAAACGGTACAATACAGAGTTCCCTAATGGGACTCACGCACGTTTATTGGCTATATCATGGTTTTAAGGAGGCTTTAACACATGAAACTAACACAATATTCACTCAAATCACTCTTTTCTAAGCTGTTTAACCTGATTCTGACAGCGTTTTTGCTCGCTGGAACTGCTTTCTTCGTTATCCACGCTATTAAAATGATCATCTGGATGAACTGGTGGTGGGCTATGTCCTAACATTAGTAAAACTTATACTCTCCTTTTTACACTCCTTGGTAATTCTTGGAGTGTTTTTTTGTCCAATTATTCTCTGGTTTTTAAAAAATAAAAACAGCTTGGCCTAAACGGTTTGGAAAATCTGCGAGTGGAACATATGGGAGGTAGATAGGCCGTCGGGACACCACCGGGTGTTAAAATAGGAACAATAGGTAGTCTAGGCAGGCTAGGCAGTGTTAAAATAGGCACTTTAGGTAAGATAGGTAAGCTACTAACATTAGCTCTTCTAATACTATGGTATAAATACGTCTTTTTTTTGTCCTACTATAGAAAGTTTCTGGGGGGCATATTAGCCTTGTTTTATAGGGGTTTTAGCGTTTTAGTGCAGTTTTTCGTCGTCGTTTTCTAGGTGTGAAGGGATTGAAAATAATTTAATTCCAAACAATAACACTTTTTTGAGGAAGAATATTATGAATTTAAGCGCAAAACAATCAAAGTTTATACATGACAATTGTCACGTAACGGATGCTTATAATTACAACGTTAAACCAGCAGAATTAACAACATCTGACCTAATGGGTAAACCTGAAGTTTCTCAACAAGAAGTTCAAGTTTTAGTTAAAACTCCG